TAAACACATACAAAGCTACAAAATTTGTTACTTTCCGGCAATGTTCTCGGCGGCGGAATCGAACCGCTGCAGACAACCGTTCGGGACTACTCCATGGCCGCCAACGAGAGCGGCAATGTTTGTTTCACACCTTTGTCGTCCTTGTAGGATACCGAAATGAACTGACAGGTATCGACGGGCCGGTAGGCGTTCTGGATGATGTCGGTGGCCTCGATCAGTTGCGGGTAGCCTGATTTGCGGGCGATTTCGCGCAGTTGCAGTACGCGGCTGGCCTTCAGATTTCCCTTGCGATCCTTCGCCAGCAGATTCATGACCATCTCGGTCAAAGCCGCCGAATCCTCGTCTTTGGCCAGCGATTTGATGAACGTTTTGACCTTATCGACCCCGACATTCACCGTATCGTCCCAGCCGTCGTTGGTGCGATAACCGAGTGCCACGGTGATCTTGCCGTCGGAAGTCGTGAATTGATTGCTGTGTCGGTCCGATTTGGTCCGGAACAACTCATCCTTAAGCGCGATTAGCGTTTCGGCATCGCCGAAAACCTCCTCTTTCAACCGGCGCATCTCCTCGCTCAACGCCTGCAACCGGCTAAACTTGCTGCGGCAGAACTCATCCACCGACGACTTGTATGCGGCAATACTCTCTTCGCGTTTCTGTTTCTCGGCACGCTCCTCGGCCTCAAGCTGCGCCTTCAGTTCGGCGCGTTGTGCTGCTGTCATTTTCGTAATATCCATACAATTTATAATTCGTATTTATCAATCCCTTCCGGCGCAGGATCGGGGAATATAAACCAATGGTCAAGCATTCGAAGAAGATCGCCCTCGATCCACTCCCCGTTGTCGAGGCGCTTGCCCCGGAATTTAATTTCTCTCATATTTCAAAATGTTTGAAAGGTTTCAAAGTTTTGCATCGAATCTCGTTGTTTCACCAACTCAAATTCGTAAACTACCCGTAAAGATCGTTGAACATTATCTTTTTCATATCTTCAATTTGCACTTTTTTGATAAAAGCCACTCGACCGCTCCGTACAGCAGGTTGATAAGCTGTGTCGACTGTACCGATAAGTAGTATTCCCTTCCTGCGCCGCCACACAGTACCTCATCGCTTCCGGAGGCCATCTGGTAGTACGAGAGGCACCAGATGTCCTCCCATTTCCCTATCTCCATATTGATCCACGCTCCGTCGGGCATTCGGCAATGACTTGGCAACGCTCCCAGCAAGTCCGCGACCGTGAAGGCAGGTACATGGCCAACACGATCTACCTGCCAACGTTTCGTATCCGTACTTGTGTCCCATTCCCTCAATATTGGATGTGACGCAAGGGATATAGTATCCCATACCATGCTGGCCATCTCCGCCGGCACGCCCAGTTCCAGCAGCCGCTTCGATTGCTCGATGCTTGTTACTTGATTTGTCATATCTTCTCGTATTCGTTTATCGTTTTAAAATCTGCAATCAGATCGAACCCGCCGATCCCGCTGAAAAGAGAGGCGTGGGTCATAAGCGATCATCGGTTATCCCCGTTTCCATCGATCACGCCGCGCTCGCGGCGGCTGGCGAGTTTGTCGAGGTTCTGCTGCATGACCTCTTCGAGCGTGAAGCCGAAGCAATCGGCAATGCCCGCGATAAACCACGCACAATCCCCGACCTCTTTCATCAGCTCGGATTTGTAACCCTCCGCCTCTTGCAAATCGCCCGTATTGAAGACCAAATGATCCATATCCAGCCGGCACACTCCCTTTCGGCGCCATTTGGCGATCTTATCGGCGATTTCGCCCACCTCGGCCATCAGGCCGAAAAGCATATAGATCGCATTCCCGCAACTCGGCAGCCGTGTACTCATCGCGCGTGTCTGATATTCGTTCGCCCGCATAGTTATTTCGAATTTTTCCTGTTAAACTTCCTCTCGACCAGATCGCATAAATCCAGGTACATCGCATCGGCATTCTTCGCCTTCACTCTCTCCCGGAACCCGGCTATATCCGACAGCCAGCAGCCGCAACGGACATAAATGCCGTCTTGCAGGTTGAAAAAGTAAACCTTGCTGCCAATCCGAGAGCCGAATCCGACAAAAGCCAGGAAAGGATAATCGCCGATATATTCGCCTTTCCCTTCGAAGGAGCACTCCTCACCGAAAGAGCAATCCTCACCGAAAGAGCACCACTTGCCGAAAGAGCACCACTCGCCGAAGGAGCACTCCTCACCGAAAGAGCACTCCTCACCGAAAGAGCAATCCTCACCGAAAGAGCACTGCTTGCTGAAAGAGCACCACTTGCCGAAAGAGCAATACTCACCGAAAGAGCACTCCTCACCGAAAGAGCACCACTTGCCGAAAGAGCACTCCTCACCGAAAGAGCAATCCTCACCGAAAGAGCACCTATCGCTGAATACTTGTATATCACTGTAATCTCCAGAGGGGCATTGTTTGATTCCGTCGATCACCTCAAAGGCATCGAAATCTGCCTGTGTGTATTTTTTCATTTTATTTTTATTTTATTGTTTACTCACACAATCCGTAAAAGCTCATGCAACTGGTCGCCGTATCGTCGTCGAACAAACTGCCCGTCGCGTTCTGCCATTGGACGTAGCGCACGACATCGTTTATTGTCGGATATTTCTCTCCGCTGGTAATTGCGTAGGAGGGAATCTTATCCGGGCCTAAAAAAGAAGAGTGCAACTCTCTTTCGAAGTTTGCTATTTCCGCTATACGCTCGGGAGATTGTTGGGCGATATTGAGAATATCGCGCTGGTTTGCCATCACACACGGCCAGCAGCCGACGCGCTTATAGCCCATCCGGTAGAGAGGATTCGGCTCTAACCCTGCGGCGAGGATGTAATCGATCACCTGCTGCGCCGACCAGTCGAACACGGGCCGAAGCAAATCGTCGGCGAACTTTTCCCGAAATGCCCGGACATCCTTACCACGGTAGCTGTGCTTCTTCGGCTTACCGTTTTTGTCATAACCGTAGGGCTCGAAATAATATTTGAAGTACGTACATTGCGCCGACATCTTGGCTCGCGCCGGAGATTCCGCGCCTCTGATGCCCTGAATCATCAGCATATTGTCCTGAACTTCGTCCAGCACATAGTCAATCGTCGGTTTGGTTTTGAGTTCTATCGTGCAGAACCGCGCCCGCGTCGAGGCCCAGCGCTTTTTTTGCCGCGCAAGATCGACCATCCCGTCGTACTTCTTCGACTTCAATGTTACCAAGTCGAGGTGCAGCTTGTCGGCGATACGGTTAATATACTCATAGGTCAGTGGATGCTCCCAACCCGTATCGCAGAACACGGTGGTAAAGTTCTTGGTAATATGCTCGCGCACCCACAACAGCGCCGCAAGGCTGTCCTTACCTCCTGAGAAGGTAACGATTACTTTCATTTTCTTTAATCTGTTAAATTCAATTCGATAATCTCGTCGATCCTGTAATCCTCGATCCCGGTACACTCCAACAGAGCCGGGATGCGTACAAGAGGTTTGGCCGGGTTGAAGTCGTAGCGACCCGAAATCCGACCGTTGAGAGAGCTGATGATCCGGCACAGTGACAACACGATGTTGTAAGACCTTTGAGGAGCCTCCAACAGGATGCAGCCGCTGATGGTCCGATACGCCTCGTCTGTCTTGTCGTTGTACTGCCGGGCGGCCCGGTCGTCGATCTTGCGAAGCATCGACCACGCGATGCCGTGAGCCTGCGCGACCAAAGTCCGGGCCTGCGTATAACGGCGTTTGGTTTCGTGGCGGAACAAGCCGGAGGCCGTAAGTTCGGATTCAAGGTCGAGCATCGCGTAATTCAGACATCCGACCAGCGTCAGCATCCGCACCGCGAGCGGCACGTACCGCTCGTCTTCCGGCCGGGGGCCCCGCTCGATTAAGCGGGTATTCATCCATGCCGTATGTTTCATCAGCATTGCCTGACGGTAAGGTAGTTTGGTCATAATTTGACAACGATTGAGGTTCCGATTTGACGGCCTATCATTTTCCCGTATTCATTGTATATTTCACGCGGATAGATGCTTAAATCGGAGATATGTACTCCGTTATCTTTTTCGAACTGCATCAGCAAGCAGGATATTTGATCTTCAAGATGCTCCTTGGCATCTTTGACTTCAGATATCGTTTTAATTACAAGTTTCATGGTTAGCTCGGCAATTGGTTGGATCGAATAATAAGCGGAATTGAAACGGCGCACTGTGTATTTCGGATTTTGGGCTTGCGTAGAATCGCCTCCAGTTTGGGAATAAGAGACTGCAATTCCTCTACGGTCAATAGTCCGAACGGTTTGCCTGCGATACGTAAATCCATGCAGAATTCGTTGACCGGGGTAAATGAAGAATCAGTCGTATCGATACCGAGGCGTTGCATGCGTTTCAACACTGCCGAACGGGCTTTTCGTAGTCGTTCTTTGTGGTCTGCAATACTTTCTCCCATCATCTTACCCGACTGTAAGCACTCGCACATATCTTCGTACTCCGTCGGCATCATCTCCCGAAGCGATGAAGTACGACCATCCGTGAATTGCAATACCAAAGTTTCCTTGTACCGGTCGAGGTCGATGCCTTTCGCCTTGGCGATAGCATAGAACCGAGAGTAGCTACACTTTTTCTTTGTCATAATCTTCGAAAGTTTGTACGCTGAAAAATCCGAGTTTGGGCCGTACGTTCATAAAGACCGGCATTCGACGATGGAGGGCGATGCACAACTCGATGCGTGCACCCTCGCTCTTCTCGTAATCGTCCAACAAGTAGATGGCGTCACATCGAAGCAGCAACGAGATATCTTTGCCTATGTGCTCCGCCCAGTCGGCCTCCAGTGGAAGGCCGTTGTCGAACGGGCTGACCGGTTCGAACCCGAACCGCCGTATCTTCTCCGCCGCACTTCGAAATTTGGCGATCGCCTCCCGGACAGGCAGTCCGGTGATCTTTCCGCTGATGTAAATTTTCTTGATGTCCATATCGTTTTACATTTAAGGTTTATCCCCAGTATTTACGCGCACCTTCTTCGTAAATCGTACATTCGCCTGTCGGACCGATAAAACGGCCCTTACTGAAGGCTTTGTAACCTTCGACCCAGATTTTCAGCGAAGCGTCGTACATCACTTTGCTCGCAGCACGTCCGTCCGGACGTTTGCCGTCGGCATGGCTGACGAAAATCAGCAATTTGTTGCGATGCCGCTCCTTGAATGCGATGTATTCCTTGTAACTCATTTGGGTATATTGGAAAGAGTCGATGACAACGAAATCCCACGATCGGGGTTTCGACAGCCGTTCGTCCATTTCTTCGAAACTCATCGAATCGTTGTACTGAAAACGACTGCCGCATTCATCTGCCCGATAACGCCGAATAGCATCCTGTGTCGTTCCTCCCAGTCCCTCCTCCAACGGCAGATAAAGTACTTTGCCATGAGCGCACAGCGCCTTGCAAAAGGATACCACAGCCGAAGTCTTTCCGTTGCCGCTGTTACCCCAGAAGAACACCACACCCGTACGGTCGATTTCCCCCACGCAATCATCCCAGATGCCGCCCAAACGAATCGTGCGGCGTTTGATCGTCAGAACCTGTTTTGCAGATAGTGTCCGGCCCATTTGAATTGCTTTTGAACAAGACTATTTCTTGATTTCAGCGAGCTTTTTACTTTTGTGCACCGATTTCCGAACACGGCGCATGTCGTAATAGTCCCGCACTTGCTTCTTATCCCATGGATTTGCAGCTTTCGATACGACCGTGCGGGCATCTGCCAACACTTTGGAGATTGCTGCTTCGGCATTCAGCCCGTTTGCCAGACATACGGCCGTCACCTCATGGCTGGTTGCGGGAGTGAGGTCGATGAACCGGCGCCCGATACGTGAAAACATCTCGTCATAACCCTTTTTGTCGTACTCCAAGCCGATACTCATCCGCCGCTTGATGTATTCGGTCGATAGAAAGATGATTCCGCAGCGTCCTTCGAGCGCGTTGTAAATCGAAATGAAGTAGTAAAACACCGTATCCATCAACTTGTCGCCTTCGTCGAAGACGAGCAGCGGCCGGTCGAGCACACGCAATTCATCCGTTACGGCTTGGAGTTTCTCCCGCAGGCTCGTCTGGGCGAGTTTGAGCCCTATGACGCGGGCCATTTCACGAATAAAGTCCCCGCGACGCATGTCCTCCGAACACGAGATAACGAACACGTTTTCATGCTTGGCAGCATAATCGTGCGCGGTCGTCGTCTTGCCGATACCGGCATTTCCGACCACCCATGACACGTTTTGATTCGCTTGCGCATCCTCCAGCAAAAGAAATAATTCCCGGTAAGCCGTCGTTTCGCAGACAGTCCATTCCTCCGGATTCACAGGAGAAATTTGCGAGCGGATCCGCAGGAACATTTCGTCGCTGATGTTGTCGAATTTACCGTTCAGAATCGTACTAATCGTACCTGCACTGATACCGAGTGAATTCACCGCCTTGTTTTGGCTGGGATACTTGGATACATAGACCTGCAAACGGGCCTGAATATCCTTTTTCTCTTCGAGAGATAACTGTTTCATATTGGTTTGTAATTAAAAATTTACATTCGATTGAATATCGCCGTCGGATCGCAATCCAGATTGCTGACCGCCTTGGTATATTCGCCGACGGTCACCGGTTCGGAGTACTGCCCGGAGGGCACGACTACAACCGTATCGGCCAGGCGTTCGTACTCTTTTTCGCTGATGCCTTTGATCGCCGGTGTCCGCAGCCCGTGCTGTTCCGGTGCGACGCCGTGTTCCAGTTCCAACGCATGCGCCTCGATTTGACGGCGCACCCGCTCACGTTTGTTCGCTTCATCGTTGTAGCGAATCAGCTCCATATCGCTTTCCTGTTGTTCCTGAATATTGCGACGGACCGTGAGATAAGGATATGCTACGGTTTCGTAACGTAACCCCATCGGGGTCTGTTCGTAAAGCAATGCGCGATCCATGGACTTCGGATCGAAACGCACGAAGAATTCTCGGCCGGTATTCTCACTGCGCCATGCGTAATCGGGCGTACCATCGGAGGTCAATACCTCGTAAGTGTACTTGCGGTTTTGGTATTGGATCGTGATACCATCGGCTGTAAATATGCTCGGCCGCTCGGTTGTCAGCCAGAACAGATCGATCATATCCAATTCCGTTACGCGCTCCGTTGCAGGATTGACGCTCGTGCGGTACATCTCTTCGTGTGCAATCCCCGTCTGGTAGTGCTTCATCGCATTCCATTTGCTGCGGGCGACGGAGTAGGCCTCCAGCATCTCCTCGTAGGTGAACAATTTCTCCTTGTTCGCTTCGAGGAACTCCCGGTTGATCTTCCACGCCTCTTTCGAAGTGATGTTCCCGCCGGTGAAACGCCAATCCTCATGCAGTACCTGCTTTTGAAAGCGACCGAACACCGACTCGATACTTTTCGACGGAGCGTTATATGGTGCTGTCGGGCGATTGATGCGGCAGATATTCGCGAAGAACTTCTGAGCGATCTTGCTCCGCTGCCCGCCCTGATTGTCGGTAACGATTTCATACGGTTTGTGTCCGGCTGTTTCGATAGCCATACGGAATGCCCGAAACTGAGCGTCGAAATTCTCCGTATCGCTGACCGCATAGCCGAGCAAGGTTTCGCTGTAAGCGTCGATCACTTCGTACACCGATGCGGAACGCACCACCGTTTTGCCGTTCTCGACCGCCTTGTAGAAGAGGTTGAGCTTCGTTCCGTCACCGTACCACAGCGAATCGCGCATCGTCGGCATTTCGGTCTTGTTGCGGCGTGCATAGAGCTGTTTGGCCGCCAGTTCACCATAAACAGCGTCGTACCACAGCGGCTTGATCTCCGGCCGTTCGAGGTATTGCACCAGCGACGACTGCGAAGCGAGCCGTTTCCAACCGCGACGTTCGGCGATGCGGTTGAATTCTTCGAAGAGCTGCTTGGTCGTATAGACCGGGACGCGACAACGACGCAGGGCGACGATCTGACGTCCGGCCGCTTTGGTAATTTTCAGCGTGTTCGCATTGCAGAACTTGCCAGACACGAGGCAGGCATAGCCCTCTTTCGTATATTGGCGGAGCTTGTCGCGCAGACGAGCTTCACTCTTGGGCAGGGTGTGTCCGTAGGCTTTGCGCAACTCCTCGGCCGCAGCGAAGATGTTAGACCAGATGACCGGCGTATTGTTATTGCACGCACGACGCATCGCTTTTTGTGTCCCCCGCATTTCCCGAAGAGCATTCAGCACCCGCGCATTCAGCGTGTATTCTGTTTGTTTATCCTCCGGTAAATGTTCGCCGTTCGGCAACAGATATTCATGATAATACTTTTGTGCTTCGCTATCGACTGCAAGCGGCATATCTTCCTGTTTCATTATCTTTTCAGGATTACCGTATTTCGCTTCAAAACGCAGTCGGAACCGTTCAGGTAGCGAGTGGTACTCGATCAGAGCATACGACCCGAGTCCCTTGCCCGGACGTAGAACATTTACCCGGCCCCGCGTCACGAGATGATCGTAAGCACTACGACTCATTACCGCCTCGCCATCGTCCGACCGCGTCAGCTCGTGCATCGTTACTGCTATTATGTTTCCGAAATATTCCATCGCTTCGTTGTTCTCGATCCCGCGCCGGTATCGCTCCGGGCAACGCCTTCAGCGTTCGTGGGAAAATCGCTATATTTGTGTTGCCAACTACAAAATTTCAGCGATTATGTTACCTGCCGATCTATATATCCATTTCATTTGCCCGTCGGAACAACTGATGTTCCGTACTCGTGAATCGATGTCTCCTCAATTGCGCCAGTTAGACGTGAGATACAGAACTGATAAATCGTATCCTCCCGAATGTTACCGATTTGAACTTTCCATTCCTGCCGTGGAGGAGTACACGATGACCTTTCGGGTGTGGATTGATAAGCATGATCCCCGGATTGAGCAGATCCTGACGGCTGCACACAACGTTGTCGAAAGCGTTTCAACAGAGATACGTCTTGAAATAGAAAGGTGATCGTACCGTCGGCTTCGTTCCAGTCGGACTCTCCGAGACCGTATCCGCTGATCGATTCCAGTTCTTCGACCGCCGCATGCAATAGCTCATTCAGACGCTCTTCGTGACGGGAAATAGCCTCTCTTTGGTGTTTGGGTATCATAAGCCTACCTGTTTAATGAATCCGTGAGGCTTTGCGCCTCGAATACGATGTTTCCCCAGTCGCGAACCTTGACATCGGAGAACGTTTTTACGGCACGATTATCCCGACTGATGCTGGCTGTGCACGTCGCGTTGTCGAACTCCACTCGAACACCGTTCGAGAAGGTTTGAATGATCCGTTGTACGCCGCCGATATCATGTACGAAATCGATCTCGCAATTCGGCATGAAACCTTCCGTGACATCGAGCTTGATCATTACGCGTCCGCCATTTTGCACGGCCATGCGGCGAATCTTTTCTGCCAACTGGCTCTGGGTCTGGAAGGTCAAGGCCGACCACAGCGTTACACGGCTTACCCCCAACGCCCGACAGATGCGAGCTTTTTTAGAAGTCGATAATTCGATATATTTCATCATTCTCTTGGTTATGTTTGGTTCTACAAGTAGTCAGACAGTATCTCTTTGAAATGCCATCATCGGGATATCGCCGGGTTATTTTACTTCATTGATGCTCGGTCTCAAGGAACAACCGTAAGCCGTTACCAAAGCGTCGAACATGCGCTTCACGAAGGAAGCGGACGCTTCGAAAACAATTCCGGACTTCTCCGTATAACTGAATGCGATACCGCGTGTAATCAGGTAAAAACAGACCTTGTTCTTGTTGCTTTGCGTTTGCCACTTCTTCATTTCCTCTTTCATAGCCATAATTCAAAATTTTCACTATCTTTATAGCGCCTTAATATGTTAGGACGATGCAAATATAAACGAGATATTTCGACTATGCAAGAAAATAAGCAAGAAAAATCACCTATCAAGCGAAAAATATTGTTATTCCTTTCGGAAAATGGTATAAGTCAGTATGATTTTTACCGAAAAACGGGTATTACAAGGGGGATTTTGGGACAAAATAATGGTATTAGCGAGGATAATATGGCGAGATTTCTTGCTGCATATCCACAAGTATCGGTCGAATGGTTATTGACAGGACGAGGTTCAATGCTTCGAGATCAAGATATCCAACTTGCCACGCCTGTCGTAAAAGAACAATTCCATCTGCGAACGGATCACAAAGTAGGATTGCAAAGCATCCCCCTCTATGAATTGGATGCAACAGCCGGTTTAGTGGAACTGTTCAGCGATCAGGCCCGCCAAACACCCATTAGCCATATACAAATCCCCGATCTTCCGCCATGCGATGGAGCTCTTTACGTGCGAGGGGATTCGATGTATCCATTACTGAAAAGTGGAGACATAGTTCTATATAAAGAAATTGCAAATAATTCGTCTGGTATATTATGGGGCGAAATGTATCTTCTATCGTTCACACTTGACGGCGAGGACTATATTACTATCAAGTATATACAAAAAGCCGATGACGACCGTTTCGTCCGGCTCGTTAGCCATAACCCACACCATTCACCGAAAGACATCCCCGCCGACTCGATCCAAGCACTGGCATTGGTAAAGGCGAGTGTGAGATTCAACACGATGGGATAAAAGCGTGTCACGCGCACTTTTTCAAACAGCAAACAGCGGCAACTTGAGCAGTTGTTGCTGTTCTTTAGACGATTATACAAAAATAAGCGATTGAAATTTGTAAAAAGTGTGTCATTAAGGGGGTACATATACCGCCATTTTTCTGCATTTTTGCACGGTTTTGGTAGTTAAAGGTTAGTTTAGGTGCATCTCTTTTTCACGTTTTTGGCAGTCTTAATGGCTGTTTAACGTGGATATTTCGTTTTGAAACACGAAAAAACAGAGGCAGTTTTAACGGCCGTTTTTGTGGCCGTCTAAATCTCAGATCATAGAACATGACTGCCGAAATGGCAGAACGACCTTGCTTTGTTTGGTGAGGGTTTGAACGGCCGTTTGAACGATAAAAATACGATACTCGACTGGCGTCACCTATACACGCCTACCAATGGCTGAAATCGCAGCACAAACAGCCTCAGTCGCAAATCCGACCTACGGTCGCAGATATCAAAAAGCCTCCGAAATTTGACCGTTTTTGGCCGTTTTCGGAGGCAATGTAACATCGGAGGTCGAACACCGCGTTCAAATCTGGTTCAAATGTAACACGAAAGTATCACCGAAGTAACATTTGGTTTCGCGGTGCGTCCGGGGGTGTCGCGCTGCTAACCTTCTGATATATACCGGATATCTATCTTTCTGTCGCTGCTCTTCTTTTGTACATTTGGTTTTTACCCCCATAGATCGTTCCGTTGTTCTGTAAAATGAAACTATATTTTGTAAAATGAAATTTTCTGCGTATGTTTGCATCGTAATTGATGTATGCCCGCAGAGCTATGAGGATTTTTACCGAACAGGCCATTAAGGAATATGCGGAACGACACCCGGAATCGAAGGTGGCCTTGCAGGATTGGGTGCAGAAGGTCAAGAAAAGCGAATGGAGTTGCTTCGCGGATGTGAAAAAGACTTTCAATAGCGTTGATAATGTAGGCAACCAGCGTTATGTGTTCAATGTCAAAGGAAACGATTTCCGCTTGGTCGCCGTAATCAAATTCACGATCCGGTTCGTGTATGTACGGTTCATCGGGACGCATAAGGAATACGACAGAATTGATTGTCGGAACATATAAAAAGTAGAGCAGGTATGACGAAAATCGAGAACAAGGCCCAATACGATTGGGCGGTTAATCGGGTGGAAGAGTTGCTGCCGCTCGTAGACGACAATACGCCGAAAGATGATAAGAACCTTATCGAACTCGAATTGTTGTCGAGCCTCGTAGCGGATTACTCGGAAGAGCATTTTGCGGTCGGCACCGCATCTCTGGCCGACGTGATGAAGTTGCGGATGTACGAAATGCACCTAACGCAGCGCTCGCTGGCGGCCATGCTGGGTATCAGTCCGTCGCGTGTCAGCGCCATCGTCTCCGGCAAGGCCGAACCCACCTACAAGGTGGCGCAGGAGATCAGCCGCAAGTTGAATATCGACGCAGGCATCGTGCTGGGCGTCTGCTGATTGCATCTGCAATACCGCGAATTTACGAGGGAGCCGGACTCAAGCCAGTCCGGCTCCTTGTTTTCCCGCAGGCCGCACATGGCGGCCTCTCAGCGCTTCCTGCCGCGCAGGCAGTCGTTCAGGTCCTTGTAGTCGGCGTAACGTACCGCTTCGTTTACCGTCCTCCCGATCCCGTACAGCCCGGCGATGGTCTCTACCGTCTTCTGCCCGGCGAGATCGTTGTCGAGGTAGCAGTGGATGTATTCGTAGCTTTCCAACACCTGCAAGGTCTTCTTCAGGTTACTTACCGTGTTCATTACGATATGGTCGCACGGCGCCTGGATACATACCACGGCATCGCCCCGTTTGAGCAGGGTCCGGTAGGAGAGGAAATCCATGAAGCCCTCGAACACGTTCACGTGCTTCTGCCTCGTGCCGGCTGCCTGTTCGACGACGGAAATGTCTTTCTGCCCGATGCACCCTTTATAATAAGGATTGCGCATCTCGTAGCCGCCCGATACGTTCCCGAAGGCGATGGCGAAGTAATGCCGCCTGTGCAGTTCGTAGTGTATCTCCCGACAGAACTGCCGGGCGGTCTGCGTATCTATACCCCTCGAATGGATATACGACAGGAGCGCATGGTGGTTCAGCGGCACCACCTCGACGCCTTTCATCATCTCCTCTATCGCGTCGGGCATGGCGTTGTGGGGACGGGTGCGGAGCAGGGGAGCCGCGCCCGTTTGCACCTCTATGAGCCGAAGGACCTCGCTCACGCTCGATGTCCGCAGGAACAGCATCGCCAGCTCTATGATACTCCCGCCTTCCGACAATCCGAAGTCATACCATTCGTTCAGCCGGTCGTTGACCTTGAAGGAGGGTGTGTCCTCTTTTCTCAACGGGGACAGGTACCAATACTGTCCGCCGCGCACCTTGACGGGTTCATGGCCGAGCAGCCGCAGGTAGTCTACGATTCGTATTCGTTTTGCCTCTATCGTATTCATGGGTTCGGGACGTTTAGTGTAGTTTTTCTATATATACCCGCAAACTAAACCGACCGGTTTTTTATGCGGAAATTCTCGTTGTAAGCATACCCGCGGCCGTCTTTTACGATGGCCTCGTTTTGTATGAGGAACTTGCACAGTCCCACCAGCGTATTCCGTCCGCGGCTGTAACCGATGCTGTCGTATCCTCTTTTCAGGGCGTCGAGCAGCATCTGATACCCCGGAACGTAGTTGTCCGGAAAGGCGACTTCCAAAGCTGTGCGGTGCTGCTGCTCGGTCATATCCATGTACGAGGACAGCCGGTCTCGTTTGCTCATCTTGAACTGGTGGTCCTTTACCAGACGGGGAAGCGAATCTTCCCCGATCTCGAAGGCGAACGGGGTAAACTCCCGGTCGCGGATGTGCATGGCCCGCACCTCGCTGATCCTGCCGTTCTCGACGCTTTTCGATATTTGCAGGATGGTTTCCGCCTTGTTGTTCAGCTCCGAGCCGATATGCCCCCGGGTATTGTCGTCGCCTTTGTTCAGGTGCAGCACCGTATGGATGTGCAGCTCGTAGTAGCTCGACCACCGCATCAGTTCGTTGATGATGTCGAGCGACTCGCTCGGACTGTTGATGTCGTGGATCAGGTCGCGGATGCCGTCGATGATGACCAGTCCGATGTTCTGCTCCTCGTGCAGCGCCCAGCGGATGATGTCCCTGCGCTGGTCGGGCGTGTACTCGCGCAGCACGAAGAACTCGATCCGGTCGTTCTCCCGGTCTGTCGGCAGCCCCGCCAGCTTGAGTATCCGGTGCAGTACCTTGTGGCAGTGGCATTTGCTCTGTTCCGTGTCAATGTACAGCACGCGGTTCTTGCAGGGCGGCAGCTCCGCCTTGTATTTCAGCACCTCTTTCCCCGACAGGGCAGAGGCCACGATGGCGCTGACATTGAACGTTTTCTTGCTTTTGGGCTTTCCGGTCGATGCGCTGAAATTGCCCAACGTCGCCACGGTCACGCCGTCTACCTGCACGATCTCCTGCGGAAAGTCGTACTTTTCGGTGACATTCAGACGAATGTATTGCAGTAGCGACTTGCATTTCTCCTCGTCTATCCGGTGGTTGTCCGGTAGTGTCATATCGGTTTTTTTCATGATTCTCATTTCTTGAATGTTCGTGGTTTCTGCTGTTGCTCCAGCCTGTATGCAAGCAGGTTGGCCCGGCTCTCTATTTCCCTGCCGGACACGCAGGGGTTGCGTCTTATCCATTCGTTCAGGTCGTCCCTGCGGACGAAGATGGTCTTCCCGTTCGGCTTATATACGGTAAACTCCCTCGAAGCCGTCAGTTTGTAGACGTAACTTTTCGACACTTGGAGGTAGTAGGCCACCTCGTCGATGGTCAGGAACTCCTTCGCCGTGTAGGCTACTTCCTCCACCCGTTTCAGGTGAGACAGCAGTTCGTCCAGCGAGCCGAACCGCTTCAGGTAGTTGTCCACTCTCAATATCTCTTTCTGAAAATCCTCCAACGAGTTCTTTTCGAGGAAAGATTTCAGCCCTTCTATGCGTGCAAGCAACAGGTCTATCTCTTTTCTGTTCATATCGTCTCGTCGTTTGTGCAGGCCGTCGGCTCTGCCGTTTGTACTTGGTTTTTCATCGCCCATTCGCACAGCTCCCGCCGGTTGAAATACACCAACTTGCCGTTAGGCTTGTAGTGCGGTATCCGCTTCGAGGAAGTGAGCTTGTAGAGATAACTCTCCGAGAGGCCCAGATAGGCCGATGCCTCGGCCGTCGTCAGTACCTCCTTGACAGCCCAGATGTGGTCCTTCAAGAGCTCGACACAGCTCTCGATCGCCTCTATTTTATCCACTTCGTCGATCTTCTGTTCCAGCGATCGTATGCGCTCGATGGGCTTCTCCGACCTTACCATGTCGATGATCTTCTCCATCTGGCGTATGCGGCCGGATGGCAGCTTGTTTGCGTTTGTCGTCCTTCGGTGTGTCATGGATGGATGCTGTTAAGGTTTGACAATAGCGGAGCGTCCCCCGCAGCAACCCGGTTGCGGGGGACAAAGGTATGGGCATCCGGCCGGCTCTTCGCGTTGATATTGTTGAGTGTCAAGACCACTCTCAACACAACTATCGACAAATCCGGCTTCTTATGTTACACTTCCTTGCTCTTGATTTTCCTTATGTATTTGTCAATGATGGCAAGAAAATGCTTTTCAGAAATACTAGGTGGCGTTTCTTTACTTCTATTGAGGGTGGATGACATGTCGTGCTGGTCAAGGTATTTCCTGCCCGAAGAACTCACGACAAGTTTCTTTTTTGCGATCACGGCCTGCCAATGGTAGGGAATGATGCCGCTCGACGCCAGTTTGTCCAGCAATACGACCAGCCGGGTATTGTTCCGTGAGGTCATTGTCCGCAACGTGTCCGTCGCATAGCGGGCGGCCACGTCGTCCGCGTCCAGTTTCTCCTTAAATAAACCGACCTCATTGGCAAGTTGCACAATGAGGTCAATCGTATACTTGTCGAGTACAGACTCGATGGTGTTATTCGACGGGATTGGTTTAGTCCTATCCCTGTCTTCATGTCCGGTTTCGATAGGTATTGTTTTCGGTAGGTCGGAAACATAAAATTCGTTGAGCAAATCCGCAATTTCAGCATCATCTAATTTATTGCGGTTGAAATATTTGCATACTAATTTTTCATGTTCCCTCAAAAGATCGGTTATGGTGTAGTAGTTCTTCTGGTGTTCATTTTTGCTCCAGGCATCTTTTTCGTCATGGAACTGATTTGAATGAATGAAATCAAGCGCATAGCGCTTGTAGCTCTTTTGCAAGGTCGATACTTCGGCCTTATAAGTTTCATGGGCTTGTTTGACCAACCGGAATAGCCCTTGTGTTCCGGTCTGCGCTGGGGTCCACCGAGACCTGAGCATCGCTCTTTTCAAAAAGAGAGAGGTGCAAAGATAATTTCTTTGTCATGGACTTAAATTTGAATTATTGTTATTTTTCTCCATTATTTTGGAGGTATTTGTATCACGCTTTCCCACTTTGTTGTATTCATTCGCTATATGCTTTAACTCTGTATCGTATGTGTTTAACAATCCATTCTTTACAAGCGAATGATAGTTACAGACCATATTTTGCCGATTGGGTACTTTTTCGTTCTGTAAACGGAAACAATACAAGCACTTCACCCCTACATCTAAAGGGTTGTCGGCCTTGAACGCTGAATGAACGAAATATATGAGTTGCGACTGTTTTTTTGTCCATACTACAGGCTGTTTGAATTTAGGTTCGTCAAAAATTCCGTTAAATATACTGAAAGTCGTATTCGAAGCGATGTATTTTTCATTGATAAGTAGTTGATACATAGTATATTTTTCTTTATGGCTATGGGTATTATGGAATATGGGTTTACCTAAATATGAATAGGTAATTCTCTTTTTAGTTCTGCATTGAGAGTGATACTCTCTATTGATTGAATCTGTCGCATATAGCCTTCAGCCTCGTATCGTACCGGTCCATCCATCCCGCCCGTTTGATCCAAGCGAAGCCCGTCACGAGGCTCGCCTTATGCGGCTTCTTTCCGCCGATGCGGAAACAGCATTCGCCCTTGATCCATAAATTCTTCCTGTTGAACCGGCTGAATGCCTGGTGGATGAAATAGGACAACTGCCGCTGGGTTTTTGTCCATTCCACCGGACTTTCGAACCTTGCCTTGTCGAAGATACTGCCGAATGCCTCGAATGTCGTCTCCGGGGCTATGTACCCGTATTTTACCAAATCTTCGTACATGGCCCGTATCTCCTCCTCGCTTTGCGGCACATAGAACGTTGCGGCTTCGTGTACGGGTTCGAATCCGGCAAAATCCACTTCGGGATAGAGTGCCCGGGTCTCTTCGTAGCAAACGGTATTGTGCTTGGGGATACGGCAGGTATTGAACCGTTTCCCGTTCTCCCTGTGCCATTGTTTCTCAAACAGGACATACGGGCTGTGCAGTTTGCATAGGCTCGACACCGCATAGGCGATGACTTTCAGTTGCAGGGGGGACGTCTGCGGAACGGGTTGGTAGTGTCGGTCCAGTATGCCCGCATCGACGGCTCTTTGCAGCAATGCAGCCACCCGTTCGTTGGCTAACGGCTCTATCAGATCGCCGTATTTCTCCCTCTGCTCCTCGCTTCGGGTATCGCACAACGACGACAGCGTTCGCATGTGCTTCACATAGTCGTCGAGTATCTTGGCCTCTTTCGCCCCGATCTCCTTCCTGCAGCTTTGCACATACTTCTCCACCATGTCGGTAAACCCGATATTGGCAATCAGACGGGCCACCTGCGGGGAAGCGTCCAATTCCATGTACCGGCATACCTCCTGCGTCCATTCGGCGATATGTTTCCATTCGGGGTCGAGCGCCTCAAATTCAACCTCGTCGTCCGCATCCAACTGGTATTTCAACTCTCCGATGATGCGGGTAATCTTTACTATTTTTATGACGGCTTCCTGTCTTGTCATACGTTTTCTGTGTTATCCGATGTCGGGAATGAGCGACACGGCGTTCTGTTTGTTCTTGTCCAGCACCTTGGCGTATATTTGCGTCGTCGTCAGGAACCGGTGCCCGAGCAATTTCGATACGGTATAGATGTCTGCGCCCAGGTCGAGCATCAGCACGGCAAACGTGTGCCGGCTGCAATGGAAAGCAAGTAGCAAAGCAAACGATTTCGGAATTGAATAAAGCAAACGTAAACGGTTGAGAAACAAGTGAAAACGTTTTTCTCGCACTATATACTTAACGCAAGAAATTACGGTTTTGAGCAAGTATTCAGTTACCAAATCGTTAGCTTGGCTGTTACCGAAAGCCGAGAGGTAACAAAATAATCTGCGATAGCATCACATTGCGTTGATTGTCATTACTTTGCATAGTAAAGAACGCTTATATATGGGCTAACTTAGCAACCAAAAATATAAGCGTATGAAAGTAGAAAAATTCAAGGTGTTGCTCTACCTTAAAAGGAGCGGATTAGACAAGTCGGGTAAGGCTCCCATCATGGGACGAATTACCGTAAACCGAACGATGGCGCAGTTCAGCAGCAAGCTGTCGTGTACTCCCGAATTATGGAATCCTCGCGAGAGCCGACTCAATGGCAAGAGCAAGGAGGCTGTTGAAATCAATGCCAAGATTGATAAGTTGCTGCTTGCCATTAACTTGGCATTCGATTCTCTTTTGGAGCGTAAGATTGATTTCGATGCAACGGCAGTCAAAGAAGCGTTTCAAGGTAGCGTTGAAACTCAAATGACACTGCTCAGACGATTGGATATTCATATTGAGGATATGCAGTCGAGAATCGGTATCGATGTCGCCAAGTCATCTATGTCAACCTATATCTATACTCGTAGATACCTTGGTGAGTTTATCAAAAAGCGTTTCAAGGTTGAAGATTTGGCTTTCGGACAATTGAATGAGCATTTGGCATATGAGTTTCAGGAGTATGTCTTGAAGGATAAAGGTCTTGCTGTTGATACGGCAAGGCATTATCTAGCCATACTCAAAAAGATTTGCCGACTGGCTTTCAAAGAAGGTCATTCGGAGAAACGCTATTTCGTAAATTTCAAACTGCCAAAAGAGAATAGGAAAGCACCACGTGCATTAAGCCGAGAGGACTTTGAAAAGATACGGGATTTGGAAATTCCTGCATCAAGAGTAACGCATAATATCGCAAGGGATTTGTTTCTTTTTGCTTGCTATACAGGCGTCCCTTATGCCGATGCTGTTTCAATAACAGACGATAACATTTATACCGATGACAATGGTGCATTATGGCTGAAATATCTGCGTAAGAAAAATGAACATTTGGGACGAGTAAAACTATTGCCTGAAGCTATTGCTCTGATTGAGAAATATCGCAGTAATGAGCGCAAGGAATTATTCCCGATGATACACCACCCTAATCTGCGAAGGCATATGAAAGGACTTCGAGACTTGGCAGGAATTAAGACGGATTTGGTCTATCACATGGGGCGTCATACCTTCGGAAGTTTGATTACGCTTGAAGCAGGAGTTCCCATTGAAACAATCAGCAAAATGCTTGGACATACCAACCTTACCACTACTCAACTTTATGCTAAGGTAACACCTAAGAAGTTGTTCGATGATATGGATATATTCATCAAGGCAACAAGTGATATGATATTAGTTTTATAACGTACAAACAGTTTGAATTATGAAGTACATATAAACAACTATACTACATTAACCGCAGCAAAATTAAAGCTGATGGAACAACCTCCATTATGTGCCGAGTAACCATTGATGGCAAAGCCATTGTGTTGGCGACAGGGCTTTATTGCACTCTTAATGAATGGAACAGCAAGAAAGGCGAAACAAAGAATAGTAGAATCAATGGTATGCTCAATGACTATAAGAATCGTATTGATGATACTTACAATAGTCTGCTAAAAACAAATGGCGTCATTACAGCCGAATTGCTAAAGAATGCCATTACGGGTGTTTCAGATATTCCAAAATACATATTGCAAGCAGGAGAGATAGAGAGGGAGAATCTTAAAATCCGTTCTGTACAGATTGACTCCACATCCTCTTATCGTGGGTCAAAGATGTATCAACACTATTTGCGTGAGTATATCAATTCGTTGGGCAAAGAGGATATGCTATTTACCGACATTACAGAGGAGTTTGGCAATAACTTCGTACTCTATATGAAGATGAACTACCCGCATAAGCCATCATATAGGAACCATTGTTTGTGTTGGCTAAAACGATTGGTCTATTTGGCTGTGGATAATGGCATCTTGCGTTTCAATCCAATAGAAGATGTCCAGTATGAGAAAAAGCCACCAAAGAAATTGATGTACATAAGCAAAGGTCAATTGCAGGATATTATGAATCATCCAAAACTCGATCCATTGCAAGAATTGGCAAGACGGACATTTGTTTTTTCTTGTTTTTGTGGCTTGGCGTATGTAGATGTACAACGATTATATCCTCATCATATAGGAACAACTGCTGATGGTCGAAAGTACATAAGAACATACCGTAAGAAAACAGATGTAGAGGCTTTTATTCCACTGCACCCGATTGCTGAGCAGATATTGTCGCTGTACAACACCACTGATGACAGCAAGCCAATCTTTTCATTACCTTGCAGAGATATGATTTGGTTCGAGATACACGAATTGGGATTCTCACATCAATTCAAGCATAACTTGTCCTACCATCAATCGAGGCACACATTCGGAACGCTCCTTGTCTCGGCAGGTGTACCAATGGAGAGTATTGCTAAAATGATGGGACATACCAATATTCGTACAACTCAAGGCTATGCAAAAGTAACTGATGATAAGATTTCAGAGGATATGGATAGATTGATGGAGAAAAGAAATTCTATGGTACAAGTATAGGATTTATACCGTCAGTCGCTTATTCCCGTTGCTGTCCATTAAGTTAGTACAGACTCTTCTGAAAGTGAAAAGGTCAAGCAGCAAGCCGTTTCGGGCAGAATCTTCCTCCTACGGAGAGTATTCAGCCCGAAAACCTTTCCCCTTTCACGTCTGTACAATGGACGCTCTTGGCAACGGAAACAAACGACTGACGGAAAAGTAATTAAAACACAAAAAAGAACAGCATACAAGTTGGTCTATGAATGATAGCCTAAATGTACGCTGTTCTCATTTTTATTCATAGAAGGGATATTTTTTAGGAATAATCATAATTTGGCAGACGGTAAACTGCACTCC